CGGTTGACCTACCCCGATTCCCCGCCCATGCAAGGTCTATGGCAAGAGGAGATTCATATCAATTGCAGGGTCAGCAAGGCGGGGTGTACCTAAGTGGTACTGACTCCTCGCTAGCAAAGTTCCGTGTTATCCATGCGTTAACTGCTACGGTTATTAACGGCATTACTTCAACCAATATTGTTGATATCAATGGTGACCCAATAACTAGTTTGACATTAGCGGCCAATACAGTTGTTGGTGGTCAGTTTCATGAGATTTCCCTTGCTTCTGGCACTTGTATCTGCTACTACGCTTAATGTGCGGTATGCCGTACAGGACGTATGGCTAATGTTGGTTCTATAGCTATTTACGAATGAGTCAATACAGGTTAACGGGTGGGTTAGATGACGTTATTGCCAGTGATGGTGACAAGGCGTTTAATAGTGTTAACCTGCGTGACCAGTTGAACCAGTTGCTGCTTACCGAGGTAAGGGAGAGCGTTAACGGGCGCATGGAGGGGTACTGGAAGCCGAGGAAGAGCGTCGAGAGCAGGACGGGTGCGTTGGTGTCTGGTGGTAACCCGTTGCAATTACCGTTCCTGCTGGTTGGCACGAGTGTAGTAATTACTAATGCTACTGTGACTAGTGGGGTTGTTACGTTAACAACAGCTTCTAATCACGGATTGACTGCTGGAGCAACATTAAACATCCAAGGGATTATTTACACTGCTGGGAGCGATCCAAACGGAGTGTTTACGGCAACTACTGCCGCTACAAACAGTATTACCTACCCACTTGCTGGTGGGGTTACATCATACACCTTCTCAGCAGCATCTCAGGTTATTACATCTACCTCAAGAGCAATTACTGCTGTAACAGTTCCCACTACGGGGACTATTAGGATCACCGTTACTGGTCATGGGTATAGTGCTGGAACTACTGGCATGGCTACAATTTCTGGGCTAGATGCCGCAGTTAATGGAAACTTCCAACTGACTTATTTTGATGCAAACAGGTTGGATTACACAGTTGCTGGCATTACAAGCGTAACTGATGTTAATGGTACGCTTTCACAGACTCTAGTCAACGACGCTGCTGCTGGAAACGTCCGTGCGTCCTGCTTGTTTAGCAACCCTAACGAGCAATCTAAGGAGTACGTTATTGTAGCACTGGATACCGTTGCTAAGAAGATCGACCTTGATACCTATGCAGTAACTACGATTACCTACCCACCAGCCCAAACGGTAGATGCGTTTACAGACATGATCCAAGTGTTTGACAAGGTCATGTTGTTCCGTGATGGCAAACAAGCACTTGAGTGGTATCCAAATGGCCGCCCTATTGTCTCAGCATCATCCAATGCAACGGCTACTCCAAATACGGTTGTAACCATGAACGTCCGTGAACACGGACTATTAGTTGGTTCTCCACTTATTATTGCTGGGCTTACTGGAGGAACACCTCCAAACGGAACATATGTTGTTGCCACAGTAACTAGTCAAGATACATTTACATTCATTGCATCAGACATATCTATAAACACGACATTCGTTACCACTGTTGCAACTGTTTCAGATGGGTTTACGCTATCCCCAGGTGGTGCTTACACTCAACCTCAAGTATTTGATTCACATGGAGGCAGGGTATCAGTGGATGGTGGGCTTGTCACAATTACGGTAGACGGGAATACTACACTAAATGCGGGTAATTCCATTATTGTTTACGAGAACACTATTCCAGAATTATCCTCACTAGTAGGTAAAGAATTTCAGGTAGCTAGTGCTACAACCACTCAGATTCAATTTTATGCGCCTGTCCCCAACATTATCCTTAGAGATATTACTGAGGCTACACACACAACCAATATAGTCAAGTTATTCACTGATACAAACCACGGGATTCCTGTTGGAGATATAATCAATGTAAACGCTGTGATATACGCTTCTGGTACAAATCCAAACGGATTATTTACAACGATTCGTCAAGCAACGAATATTGGCTCGGCATCATTCTTAGGAACCACAGTAACCATCAATTGCACTGAGCATGGATTTTCGACAAATAATTTAATAACAATTGATGGAATTGAGTTTACTAGTGGAACAAATCCTAACGGGGTGTTCAGTATCACTAAAATCAACGCGCATAGTTTTTCTTACATTCTGGTTGGTGGAGTTGACTCATATATTACTACAAGCGCATTTGCAACAATAGATGATATCAATAAACGTCTGATTTACAACCTTGTTGGTGCAAGTGGATTATATACAGTAACGAGTTCGTATGTTACAACTGCAACAGGTGCATCCAATCAACAGATCGAAATTGGAGGAAGGTTCAGCGCAGGTGGTGGATTCATGCACCAGCCTGGTGCGCCGTGGGGGATTCACTTCCAACGTAGGCTCTGGGTTCCGTACTACTACGATCAGTCTGGTGCTTACAATAGTCCAACTTACGTTAGTCGCAAGATTGCAGACGAAATAGCCGTTTCTGACATTCTGGATACGACAACATTTGACCAGATTGAGAGCCAGTTCCGCATTAGTGGTGGCACAGCGGATTCTGTGGTTGCCATGCACGGGTTTTACAACGATTCGCTTGTTGTCCTAAACCGAAACAGCTTGCATTTAATTCAAGAGTCTAAAGGAGGCCTTCTTGATGTTACAGTAAAAGAGTTAACCTCTGAGATTGGATGTTTAGCCCGCAAGTCTGTTGTCATGCGAGGCAATGCAATGTATTTCCTGTCTGACAACGGTGTGTACGGTCTTGAATTCCTCAATGACTACAACCTGCGGGGCATGGATCAACCGCTTTCCAAGAATATCCAGCCGTACATCGACAGGATTAACCCAGACAAGGCAGATAAGGCCGTAGCGGTGTACTTCGACAACCGATATTTCCTTGCCGTACCGCTCGATAGCGTTGCTGGTGCTAACGATGCCATTGGTAACAACGCAGTATTGGTGTATAACTTCCTGAACAAGGGGTGGGAGTCTATTGATACCTACGGCAACAACCAGTTTATCATCACGGACTACATCACAGCTTCTGGCGGGGTGCGAAATAACCTATACACGGTCACAAGCAACGGTGGTTTACACCAGATGGAGTTTGCCGAGTCGATCCAAGACAGGTTAAGCGTTTCCAACCTTGATGGAACTATCGTAACGCCGCAGATTGCCGCATCGTTGACATCTAGGGGCTATAATTTCAACACTCTAGAGCGGAAACGCTTTACGGACACTCAAATCCAGATGCAGAACCTTGCTGGCGAGACTGGCGAGTATAGCATCTCGTTTGCCGCTGAAGACCCAGACTTTGCGGCTGCTATTGGCACTACTTCTACCTTCCTTGGTGGTATGCTCACGCCTAGTACCACTAACGAGGCTGAGACTGCGACTATCCGCTGCCGTATCGGTGGTGTGCGGGGCTTTACTGGAACTTTAATACTTAACAGGACTCAAGGTAGTCCAAAGATCCACTCAATCATGGTTGCGGGTTCCGTAACCAATAGACAAATCATTTCACAAAAATAATAATATGGGAGTACTAGACACTACATACACATTTACTGCCACAGACGTTGTTACAAGTGCGAAGCTCAATAACGTGATCGACCAGACTACGTTTACAAGCAGTGCTATTGCGACTGGTAACAACACACTTGCAGTTACAACGTCTGGGCAATTAAAAGTTAACTCAAGTGGTATTACTGCAAATGAGTTGGGTGATAATTCTGTTATTACGGCAAAGATTTTAGACGGTAACGTTACAACTGCAAAGATTCTTGATGCCAATGTTACGCAAGCAAAGATTGGCACGAATGTCGTTGGTAATGGACCACTATTCAGGGCATATGCAGGCACAGCAACATCCCTTACAACAAACCAATTCACGAAAGCAATATTAAACAACGAAACTTCTGATACAAACTCAAATTTCGCATCAAGCACATTCACTCCAACTGTTGCTGGATATTACCAAATAAACGCAACAGTAAGCACTTCTTCGGTAGCCCCTAGCTCACTGCTTGCACTTTTATACAAAAATGGATTAATTCATTCAATTGGATCTGGGCAAGTACCCTCTGCGGCACTAAGGTCATCAGTATCTGATATAATTCAAATGAATGGAACCACTGATACAATTGAGCTTTTTGTTTACCATAACACAGGATCAAGCATCAACACTCAAACTGGCGATGGGGCAACATACATGTCAGGTTGCCTAATACGTTCTTTATGAACAAGCACCTAGCAGGTACAATAGAACTATATGAAAGAAACAAGCTCGACTTACAAGAACTCATCACATGGCATCTTTGCCACGGTGTGGTCATTTGCGACAAGCATTCTTTCGCGTTGTGCTACTACTCTGACTCAAACAACCCCGAAGAAGCACGGGAACACCACGATTCCAACACGTTGTTTGTCACCATCTGCACGGGAAATATGCGGAACGCACTCGCAAAGTTCGTCCCCGATTTCGACTACATATCATTTCAACGAGACTTCAAACAATCTCCCCATGTCAGGGTTTACGACATTCTAAAATTCTACAAAAAACTCAAACAAGATCATGGGTAAAACTAAAAAAGTCAAAGCTCCCAAGGCTAAT